TGGAACTTCAATGATTATTGGCGGTGTTACAGATTTGATTGCACCACAAAATACACCACAAAATGTATCATCTGTTAGTGATATTGACCCAGCAATAAGAGGTTCATATTCTTTTAACGGCATCCAAAACGTCAGTTCAAGTGGTGTTCCAGTACCAATTTTATATGGCCTAGTTTTTACTGGTTCAATAATTATAAGTGCAGGCACTGATACTGCCCAAATCAAAAAGAGTATAAGTTAATGCCTAAATTAGTTGACGATCAGTTATTCGGTAAAGATCCAGATGGTAAGGTTGTTGATCCTGATTTAATAGATGGCGGCCTTAGATCAAAACAATTTGCAACAGTGTTGGATCTGTTGGGCTACGGAGAAATTGATGGGATATTTGATGAAGGTGGGGCTGGTACAAGTACTTTCAGAAAAAATGTTTTTTTAGACAATACACCTCTTCAAAATTCATTAGGAGATGAAAATTTTACAAACGTGGATGTATTTGTAAAAAACGGAGCAAGTGATCAAACAGCTTTGCAAGAAATAAATGCGATAGAAAATACAATTCCTGTTAATGTTGCTCTTACTAATTCTCCTTTTGCAACAACAAAAACAGGTACTTATACATTAGCTGGTAGCAACGGTCAAACTGTAAGCGGTGTAAGTCTTGGTGCAAACCAAATGTTAGTTGAGATTGCAAGTCATGGATATGTTGTTGATGAGGTAATTCAATGGACAAACACTAGCTCAGAAGGAACTGTTCAAACTGATAATCCACAAACACAAAAAATAATTTCTGTTCCTGATAGTGGAAAATTTGTTGTAAATACAACATTTGAAAACACATCTTTTGCTGGTAATTGCACAGTAAAAACAACTCAAGGTTTAGCAAGGTCTATATCAAATACTGATGTTGATAAAATCAGAGTAACAATTCAAATACCAGCACTACAAGAATTTAAAGATGATGGAGATATTGTTGGTGCAGAGGTAAAAGTCTCTGTAAGAATTACAGAAAACGATGGGACTGTTAATAATCCAGTTATTTTAGATATCACAAACGGAAAAGCCACAAGTCCTTATGTAAAAGATTATGAGATTGTTTTTACAAAAACAATGAGCTTTCCATTGACATTAAGTGTTTTTAGAAATACAGATGATTCAGCTGATCCAAAATTACAAAATTCTACAAATTGGCTTTCTTATACAGAAATAAATACAGATACAAGTGCTTATCAAGGCTTTGCTTATGTTGCCTTAAGATTTAATGCACAGGAGTTTCAAAGTTACCCAAGACGTATGTACCGTGTTAAGGGTACCAAGATCAAGGTTCCGCATGGAACAACAGTAGACAGTACTAATGGAAGAGTGATTTATCCAGATGGTTATACATTTAACGGAACATTTAAAACAAACAAAGAATGGTGTTCTGATCCAGCATGGGTTTTATATGACATATTGACAACAGACAAAGGTTTTGGTGGTGATGATGGAATTGTTCAAGAAGAAAACTTAGATGTTTTTAGCTTTTATTCTGCAAGTGCTTATGCAAGTGCTTTAATAACTGACCCAATAACAAATACAACGGAGCCACGTTTCTCAACAAATATAATTTTAAATCAAAAAAATGACGCATATACCCTTATAAATGATCTCTGTGCTGTTATGAATGCCATGCCATTTTATAGCAATGGTACTCTGCAGATATCACAAGATAGGCCGACAAATACATCTACAAACACATCTGATGCTCAATATGTTTTCAATAATTCAAACGTAACAGAAGAAGGATTTACATACCAAAATCAAGCAGCCAGACTTAAATACACAGAAGTAGAGGTTCAATACTTTGACAATCAAACACAATCAATGGAGTTTGAATTAGTTACTGCTGATGAGATTACTGCTTTAGGTTCTGGATCAACTGGTTTAGATGCAATTAATAAATTTGGCAGAACAAGAAAAACATTAAAAGCTTTTGCCTGTACATCTATTGGTCAAGCAAATCGTCTTGGAAGGTGGTTTTTATACACAAATCTTCTTGAATCAGAAATTGTTACTTTTACAACCACATTGGAAGCTGGTGTAATTGTAAGACCTTCTACAATTATTGCTATTGCTGATTCAGTTAGGTCAGGCACTAGAAAAGGAGGTCGCATCAAAACAGGTGTTTCTACCACAGAAATAGTTGTTGATAGGAGTGGATTAGATGGTAATGACTTAACACATGATTCTGGTGCAACTCTTAGTGTTGTTTTACCAAATGGGAAAGCTAGTTTACCAAGAACTATATCATCTATTATTGGTACAACTATTACTGTAAGTTCTGCTTTTGCAGATGAGGATGGTAATACAGGAACACCACAAGCAAATAGTGTTTATGTTATTGAAAGTCCATCATTGCAATTACAAATTTTTAAAGTTGTAACCATAGAAGAAAAAAATGACTCTGAATATACAATTACTGCTGTTATTCATGACACAAATAAATATGCACAGGTAGAAGATACAACAGTTGAATTACAACCAAAAACCATAACAACTTTACTAGATGAAAAACCCTCACCAAGTAATTTAACAGCAACAGAACAAATTGTTGTTTTAAATAATCGTGCAGTATCTAAAATATTTCTTGCATGGGAACCAGTAAAAGGTGTAAAAGAATATTTATTAGAGTTTCAATATGAAAAAGATAACCCTGAAAAAGTAAGAGTTGCTAGACCGTCTTTTGAATTATTTGAATCAAGACTAGGAACATATAAATTTGCAGTAAAATCTTATAACACATTAGGAGTATTAAGTTCTGATACTTCAACATTTACTTTTACTGCTGTTGGTAAGACAGCTTTACCAGCAGACCCTACAGGATTAACGCTAGAGCCTGTATCAGATACTTTTGTAAGGTTACGTTTTAATCCTTCAACTGATGTTGACGTTTTGCATGGTGGCACAATATCAGTAAGGCATACACCCTCTGTT